GATAGGGTGCCCGCATCTAATAATTGACGGAGAGCCGCCGTTGCCGTACGGCTCAATCCGCCAATCATGTGAATGAGTCCAAAGCCATAAAATCCAAGTCCCGGCAGAAATTTGAAGTGGACAAAATATTGGATCTTACGTTTCTTTAGATCATCGGGCGCATAGTTCCTTCTAATAGAAAGAACTTTCCTATTACCTTCTTCAACAGTTACGATGTAAGGTAATTTTATTCCAGTCGGTTGTCCGTCTGCACCGACTTCTTCGAAACCTTCTAAGTCTAAATTAACATGACACTCTAACAAAGTATATACCGGTTCGTTCTTACCAGTCTTTTTACTTCCTTCAAGGTCACGTTCTTTTTTTGAAAGCTCGTCGTTTGTAGTCGTACCTGGAGGTCCTAACTCTACATCTCTGTAGAAACCAGATACTTGTTGTTTTCTTAATTCGTTTTCAGATATTTTAATTGTATGAATAATCGCTTCCGCATCGTCTAATGAGGTAGCCGTATACGGAACGATTAATTCATCTGCTGGAACAAACTTGGATACAGCTCGTCCCATGTTTACATCATAGTAAACTTTTTTAAATGTTGATCCTGCTAGTGGTAAATGAAACAACATAGAATCAAACTCAGCTTCATACTCTTTCATTTGATCCATAATTAAATAATTCATAAAATCTTTTACACGTGTTGCCTGTTGCTCTGTGGCTGAACTTTTTGTGCCCATGATTTGTGTTCTTACAGGTCCATCACTCGGTAATAATTCTTTGTAAGCTTGTGCTTGAAATTGTGTAACAGCTTCTGCCATCACTGGATGTGTTGCACCACTAGCTCCTTGAAACGGTTCTGTTCTGTTTTCATATTTAAATCCTAGAAGATCTAAACCTTGTATATATCCTTGCTCCCAATCTTTTCTGGATGCTTTGTAGTCCATATAATTTTGAACCATCTCATTGCCTATTGGTTCTAATACATCGTCCGGTAAAAGATCTGCTAAATTATCAAAGTGTGATTCGGTTCCAGGGACGTTGATTGATCCTGGTTCAAAGTCTAATGTTACACCACCATCTTCTTCTGGTATAACTTCAATCGGTCCTTTTTGTGGTTCTTCCTGAACAGCAACTTCTTCTTGTAATTCCTTTTCTGAAGGAACTTCAAGTTTGGTTCTAGTGTTCGGGAGTCCTTTATCTATATCTGCCATTTATACTCCTATAAGTTTCTAACACGGTTTTTTAAAGATCGCAACCCTTGTGAATCTGAATTCATCGATACTGTTTGTGGGCCTTCGTCTATACCACCAGATAACCCTGCAATACCGCCACCTGCCGCCATAAAAGGATCACCTAAATCAAATTGTGATTTTCTTTCTTGTCCTCTAATATCATATTGTCTTTTTAACTCTTCTTCTGCTGCTAAAGAATCAGCTATATTTTTCATATATAGATTTGGATCAATCACACCATCGACCATAAAAGGTTCGTAAGCTTGTTGTAATTCAGGTACAATATTTTCAAATTTTTTCTTGCTTCTTATTCTTTGACCTCTAGTACCAAACTGTGATAATCTTTCTAGTTCATCAAATCTTGCACCAATTTCATCTAATTTTGCAGCTTGTCCGTAAGTTGGATCTACCTTTTTTAATTCAGCGTCTCTAAGTTTTTGATCCATAAATCCAAGAGTGGCTACGTTTTTTAATATGTCTGCTCCAGGTCTACCTGCTTGATAATCGTAAGCAGCAAAAGGTAAAGCAAATAATCCTTCGTAAGCCAAGGCCACTGGTCCTAAAAAATTTTTTATAACTCTTCCAGCTCGTAATGTCTTAGTCAAACTTTGAAAGTTTCTTCGATCTCCTGGTGATAAATTTCTTGGATTAGTTGATCGTAGTTTTTGTACACCTTTAATTGCACATGCGCCTAAATTTTGCCCTTCAAAAAATCCAACACGGCCTCCTGTTGCTTTACCAGGACAACCTATTCTTGCAAGTCTTACTTTATCTCCACTAGTTAATTCGGTTAATAATTCTTTTTGAGTAAGAGCTTTTTTACCAACATCAACAGTATACCCAACTTCTTGAAAATTTTTTAAAATAGCTTTTTGTACACCTGGATCAAAGGTATTAAATCTAGATCCGTAAACTGTTCTTGGATCTCTTAAATCAAATTTTGGTAAAGACACTTTGCCTTTTAATTCTGGCACTTTAGTAAAAAAATTGTCTACTTGATCATTTTGAAGTTTTAATATGTATTTAATATAATCTTGTTTACTCATTACTACAGCATTTGAGGCTCCTTTAGGTCTAACTTTAATAGTTTCATTATCTGCCATGGATAAAGCTTTATTTAGTTTCATTTGATTTTTTGCGTTTTCACCATCAAATCTTCTTTTTAATCCTTGGTTGTATTTTCCCTCTAATATTTGTGAAAAAACAGAATAAGGTTGTGTGCCGCCTCTGACACCAGATCGAAGTGCATTAATTTCATCAATTTGAAAACCCTCTAGTCCGACATCATTTAAAGATTTAGTAAGCAATCTTTGATAGTCTCCAAACGTAGTTCCAGATTTTCCTGGTGGTAAGAAAGTATCCATGTCTTGTTTTGCATATTTATATGCAGCTGTGTGCCAATCGCCAAATTCTTTTGCTTTATAACGAACAGCTTCTATAATTTTATTTCCTAAAGCTACATTTTTTTTAACACCCTCTATTGGTTCTTTACCCTGTAAGGTTCTTCCAAGTTGCATCATAGTATAAGCACTTCCTTTTTTACCGTGCACACTATCAATTAATTTTTGATCAATTGGAGTTCCGGGTTTCCAACTTTTCCAATAGTCCATTAATTTTTTATCTTTAAAAGCTGTTTGAACATTTTTAATTGTGCTTTCTCTTAAACCGCTTGGTAAAGGATCATCAGCCCATTTTTTTAATTTAACTAAAGTTGATGGTGTTGTTTTTATCCATTTAGTATTATTAGAAGCAGTAATCATACCATCTAAATAATTTGGAAATAAAGTATTAAACTTTTTAGAATTTTTCATACTCTGAATTAGTTCAAGAGAACTTGTTCTTCCTAATTCATCAGCGAGATCGGTTACTCTCATGTAACCTTTTTTTGTAAGTTTAGCAGCTTCTTTAATATTTTTGCCTTGTGTTGCTAATAATTGTTTAGCTTGTCTTTTTTTCGCTGAAGATAAACTTAACCAAATTTTATCAATGGAAGATGCATTTAAAGGGCCATCATAATAACGTTTGTATATTTCTGGTTTCTTAAAAAATTCTTTTAATTCTTTTGATTGTTTATCAAATGTGTCTTTTATTTGAGCACCGGATCCTTTTTTTATATTCTTGTTATAAAAATCAACTGCTTGTTGTTCTGTTTTAAATAAATAATCTTTAGCTTTAGTTTGTACTTGATACTGTTTTCCGTCTTGTGGTCGCGATAGTTTAATGCCTACACCTTTTGGAATTCCTTTAATTCCTTCTCTGGTAATTTGAGGAGTTTTATAATAAATAGTTTCGCCTTTAAAATTTTTTCTTGGGTATTTAAAAACTTTTGTTTTTTTATCAGAAACCTCTACTCCAGATCTAGTTTTTCTAATATTCTCATCCTTGTACCCTTGTCTTGCACCACCAAAACCTGGTTGCACTAACATACCACCACCGGCAAACGGATTACGTGCGTTGAAGTCATCAAACATTTCTCTGTATGATGCTGCAGCGGGTCTGTCGATTTTATCTGCTGTGGTTACTTCGTCGTCGTCGAATAGATCTATAATACGTAATAGTTCTTCATCCATGTTATTCTCCTAACATGTAAGCAAGACCACCACCTGCTTTTTTAATTGGTGGGACATCAGTTTTTGCCTCTTCAATAATTTCTTTTTTAATTTGTTCTGCCATGTCGTCAGCATCAGCCATCGTTCCGTCTTGATCAAATATAACTTCGTACTCATCATATTCATCTGCTGGTGTTCCTTTAGTTCCTTCATCAGCCATGCCTTTACCAGACTTATATTGCATGACACTTCTGTTATTAATTGTGTCAAAAGATTTATCACCATAAGTTCCAATACCTGTTTTATCTTTTATAATCTCTATATCCCCTGATGTAATATCTTCTGTCATTGTATACTCGTCACCATTTTTACCTGTGTAAGAATATTCGTTCACTCTTTCTTGAGGTTGTACTTTTGATGGCTTACCATATTTTTTAATTTTTTCTGCTAGCTCAAAAAAATATGGCGGTGGTGAAGTTGGTGTCACTGTTTGTTTTGCAACTTCTTTTGCAGCTTGTTTACCACCAAGAGATAATAATCCTGACTTAACTGCTCCGATTCCTGCACCAAGACTACCCATCAAAGCTAGAAACGCTCTACGAGTCATTCCTGTTTTTAAACCTATACGTCCGCCCTCTGCTTTGTCCTCTGGCTCTGGTAAGTTATCAAATCTTTTTTTTGCTAAAGCATCATATGATTTACCGTAAATTTTTACTTGCTCTCTTATTGGCAGGTCATCATATTTTAAACCTAATTTTTCTGCTACGTCTTCTGCAACAAGAGTTGCATCAACTTTCAAATCATTGGCAAATCCTGGTGATACGTTATCGATAGCAGAATCTAATACATCTTCTATCGATTGTTCTGCTGATTGTATTGGAGCTGCAATATCATCTTTGCCACCACGACTTCCTGGCGGAGGTAGATCATCCTCAATCTGTCTACCACCCATAATACCTTTTGATGTATCAATAGGTTTTTTAGTTTCCATACTGACAACTTTTTTTTGATCTTCTAATCTTTTTAATGCTTCTTGTCTGATTTTTATTCTGGCTAAATTATCAGGTTGTTTACCAGTAGCTTTAACATAACCTTTGGTTAGTTGACTAATCATCTCCATTAAACTCATTCCGAATCTAATCATCAGTAATAATTCCTTTTACGTTGCTCGACTTTTTCGTCGACATAATCTTCAGGGTGACCGATTAGACCGCCCTGTCTAAATCGCATGATAGCTTGTGTTGTTGAATCGACCAAGTCATCATGATCCCCGTATGGAAATGCAGCGCATTCTTCAATGACTTCATCTGCAAATTTCTGCTCCGGTGCCCATATCATACCAGATTCAAATAAAGGTGCAACTGAATTTACTCTGGCGTGCTTGTCATTTCCTTTGCTTGGACTAAAATTTACTACCGGTATATCCATCTTTCTTAATTCATAGGTCAATGGCAAACCACTGGCTTTTGCCTCTACAATAACTGTTTCAGGCTTCCAATACTCGTACTGTTCAAGGGCCAGTCTTCTTAACTCTGGAAACTCGTATCTGCCTTTGACTGCATCGAGTAAAATTAAATTAGCGCCTTCGTCTTCTGATGGATAAAAAATACCCCACGTAGTAATCGCCGAGTAGTCAGCTGTTTCTTTTTTCAAGAACGCTGTATCGTAAGATTGTATAACGTGATGTAGTTGTGGAATATCTTCTTTAGTATAAGATCTCCACCATTCTCGTTTTAATATTGCACCTTCTTCTGCCGTTGGATTTTGCATCCACTGCGCATTCCATTTGCCCGTGGGCAGTGTTGCTTGGACCTTTTCTAATTCATCTAGCTTCCAATACTCCGGCCACACAGGTTTAGCTTCCTTTGATCCGTGGTCCATGATCGCTGGAAATTCGACCACGTGCCATTGATCAGCCTTTGGCTCGCTTTGGTTCTTGACCAACATACCTGTTAAATCTTTTGTAGTCCATCGAGTCATGACTAAAATAATTTTACCTCCTGGTTGCAAACGTTGACGGGGTCCTGACGTATACCACTCATAGGCATTCTCCATGGCTGTGGGACTCAAAGCATCTTGTTCTGAGTGTGGGTCATCAATGATTAATAAATCTGCACCACGTCCCGTGATCGCACCGCCTACACCGGCAGCGAAGTATTCACCACCTTGTGAAGTCTCCCAACGTCCTGCTGCTTTAGAATCTTCTTGTAATCTTGTTTGAAAAATTTTTCCGTAATCTTCACTATCGATTAAATTTTTT